ATAATATAATGAATATTTTGCATAATTAACCGTTAAATTTCTAAGTTCCGAAACTTGAATTTCTCTTAACGATAAATTTCTTGTTGCGTCAACCGTAAAATCAACGTCAAACGGGTTTCTTAATCTGCCAACATCAATACTGAATGTTGTTATATCTGAGGCTTTATTATATGTCGCATTAAATGCGGTAGCACCTGTTAAATAATTAATACCGGTAAATGTTGACTCAATTGCCGCAGGAAAATAACTAATAATTTTTTGTACTGAAACTGAAAATCTTTTAACTAAAGACCCATACATTGTAAAATTAGTAACTTGACTTAAATCAAAGTTAGGATAGACTTTGAAATTGTTTTCAAATATTGTTTTAGATTGACTAACACTATCAATCCCCATCGTGTCTAAACTAATCGGTTGTGAAAAAACTCCTGTATTAAACGTTCTATTCTGTTTCTCATTAATCGCAGTCGTAAATGAGAAATTACCTTGAGTTAATCCTCCCCCTTGTACCAATTGAAATCCAACTAAGTCATCCGAGAATGACCCAGCACCCGTTGCCGGAGTTGGTGGACATATAAATTTTTTAATCGCCATTATTGTGTTATATTTGTAAAGTTTTTACTAAAATCAATATTACTACCTCTATCTTGTCTAACCTCATATAGTAAGTGATTAAATTGGTCTCTAATTTCGTATAAGTTGTATTGTTTGTAAATGTTATCGTTAGTATCGTAAAGTGTGTAAATACCATCATCCATAGACTTAGTTTGATTACCATACAATGCAATTGCCAATGTTGAGAAATCGTGTTCAGCCATTTCAATATCAATAGTGATAGGGTTAAAAAACGTATTTGTTATAATCACGTTTTGTGCGGGTTGACCAATATACGGTGTTGCGTTTGGCTTATTAGTTGGTGATGATGATGGTGAAACAGTACAAAACATTAAATTTGTATTCGTTTCACTATATCTATATCTTATCGCTTTTTGTGATGTATTTGTTAAATTTTGAACAACCGCTTCACAGAAAAACGATGATGTTATTATTCTAAAAAAATTAGGTATCTTAGTACCGTCATCATTTAAGTATTCAATTCTGAATCCTGCCAATCCTTGATTAACAAATTTGTTTCTGTAATCAGATGGTACAGAATTTAAATCAAAGACTAATCCCTTAACATTTGGTAATGATGATAAAACCCCACAATCTAATATTTTAGTTCTAATTTGTGCGGGTCTAACATATAATGTATAAATCCCAATTTTATCAAATTGGTCTGCCGGTAATTTCAAATTATATAAACCACCTAATATTTCAACACCCGCATTACCACCCGTACTTGAATTATTAAAGTATGGTCGTAATATCGCACTTGAGTTTAATTTTGTTAAAACAAAGTTTTCAGTATCATCCCTAGATGGGGTGTAATTCATAATTATTTCAACATCTTCCGGTGATACGTCAGCCGGCCTAATAGTTCCATATGTTCCTGTTGCCATATTATATTTGTGTTACTTTAAAATATTTGTATCCGTATTTTTCAAGGTCTCCAACATTATCCACCTCACCGAGTCTTTGAATGGTTTCAAGTCCTGAATGTTTTCCTCTCTCAATAAATACATTGGATTGCACTTCTGCTTCGTCAATTACGTTTAATAATACTTCATTTTTAGTAATTGCACTTGCAATTATCATATCATCAGTTAATCCTGATGATTCAACCATAAAAATTGTGTTTCCATTAACATAATCATAATAAGTTACATTATTAATTGTGTAGGACGTATATAATCCATCATCAGATGGTCCGTGAAATATTCCCACAGTTTCACTATCTATGTTTATAGGTTCATTTATTTTAAATCTACCATCAAACAAGTTAGGGTCATATTTACTACCATACACTTCTAAATCATTCATAGTTGATTTGGTATAACCTGAAATTGGAAAAGGAACAGTGGTATAATTGTCACTAGTCTGAACGTTAACCGTATTCTCAGAATCTCCTGTAAAGATATATTTGTAATTAAATAAAGTTCCTGACCAACTACCCCCCGCAGGTACAAAATACGCAATACCATAAGGGTCATCAATAGTTGCCGCACTATAAGGGACTGTCACTTGTTTTTTAACTATATTAACACCCCAAGGACTCATTCCTGAAAATGTTATTGTAAAATTACCAGTTTGAGTATAAGTATGTAAATTACCGTTTGGTGCAACATTAGTTACTAATTCAGGTGGACTACCGTCACCCCAATCTACTTTATACTCACTAAAACTTAAATATTTTTTAAATTCAACGTCTGATGTATTATAAAAAAAGAATTGGTTTGGATTTAATGTCGTTGATGAAAATATAAAATTTGTCATAGTATCTTTTTGACAAACCATCCCATCAAAAACTGAATAATATCCTATATCCGTCGCGTATTGGTCTAAAAAAATTGGAATGGACAAATCAGTTAACAATGATGTTCTCCCAACTCCTGCTGAAAGAATCTCAGTCATTGATGAATACACATACGTTGTTCCGGTAAAATATCTAGTTACCGCACTTGTATATATGTCACAACAAACAACATATTCCGCGTTATAACTATCAGAATCACCCGTATAATTAGTTAAGAACAAATCATTCTTAATCACTTCAGGTGATATTTTGTAATGAAATACTCTATCCTCCATTATGGGTTAATATACTCATACCATTTTATGGGACTATTAGTCCCTACTCTCACGTCATTAGTATCAAACACTGAATAAGTGAAATCATTATAATCTAACACTACTTTATAGTAAAAATAATCACTACCGTTAAATACAAACTTGTCAGATAAGGTAGATTGGGGTCTATTCATCATCCTTATAAAAACACCTTGTCTTCCACTAAAAAATTTAGCGGTCATATAGAACGTGTCAATATTTAACATTTTTTTATCCCTTAACCAATAAATAAAAAACCCTTCTTTATCACCAACAAAATCTAATTCATATGTTGGGATTCTAATATTAACATCAGGTAATACACTTGAAATTGATGAAACCTCTGTTTTACCTTGTTGTACAGGTATTATAATTGTGAATTTAATTTCTTGGCTTGTTGGTTCATTAGTATCGTAAAAATCCAATTTAAAAAATGATTTAGTGAATGGTTTACTGTACGAATAAACCTCAATACTTGTAAAACCTTCAAACAAATAAGTTGACCTCCAATCACTATCAACAGATGTTGGGATGTCTATAGTTGTTCCACTAAAAAAATTAAACTCATAACCTATACTTGTTTTAGATAAATTATCGGGGGTTAAATAATTTTTATGACTAAAATGTGAAATTTCAAAATCCTTAGCAGTACCAATTATTTCTTCAATAACATCATCCTCATATACTTCAATACTATCATCACGTCCATAAAAATCCCATTTGATTTCCAACGGAATATTAATTTCTTTTCCATTATTGTTTGGTATAATAAATCTATAACTATTATTCACACTCATCTGTAGTTGGTTCAGGTACAATATTATCACTAACATAGTTAGTTCCTTCAGGTATAATTCTAAATATTGAATTCATACTTGGGTAGTGTTTACCATTTATAAACGGATAATCAACACCTCTACCATCAGAATCAAAAAACCCATACGTATAGATATCCCTCCAAATAAACTGTTGTTGTGTCGTATCATAATACGAATAATCAGGTATATCAATAACTGTTGGGTCAGCATTCTCAACATAATCCGAATATTTACGTATTGTTAACTTATGATGAGGTTGATAATAATATCCAAATAAATTATCAGTACCAACCGCTTTTCCACGAATATCAAATACTTTAGGATTAAATTTAAATTTATGGTATAGTGTTGAAATAGTTCTTTCAGTTTGTTCTACGTCATTCCATTCACAGTAATCACCATCAATTATATCACCATATTTTAGTGGTTTAACATATGTGAATTGACCTGTTAGTGCAGTACCCATAGGACTTGAGTACCTACCAAGTGGAAACCCTGTTTTAGAATCATTGTTAGTATTACTCCACCAAGGGTTAGGTGTATTACCGTTTAATTGTAAATTCCATTCATAACCTTGTTGTAATTCACTATTAGCAACACCAAACGTCCATCCAAAATATCCTTGCCATATTACAGTAAAATATAATTCAGTAATTGGCCGTTTTTGATTATCTCTTAAAGGTGATATATCAAAATCTTTATTAAACGTTAGTGTATAAGATTGTGCACCTTCTTTAATTGACGTTCTTTCAATATAATTTGGAGTGAAACCACTACTTTCAAACTTTTTAACTTTACCAAAAATATTCTGTTCAAATCCAGCATTAACCAATACCGCGTCCTCAACATTTGAAATTAGTTTGTTTGTTTTTACGTAATATTCTGAGGTACTATTACTTGGATTGTTAACATCTAAAACTCGTTTAAACGTTCCTGTCACACCATTTGAAAACGTTGTTCCAACAAACCCATAATTAATAATATTAAAGATGTATTTATCACTATTAATTCTACCATCACCTAATGAGAACACTTCAAAATATTCGTCATTATTATACTTAAAACTTAACTTAACAAATTCACCAACAGATAATCCGTGTTTACCAGGACAAGTAAACCTAACAACATTTGTTCCGTTTTCACTAGTCATTGTTATAGAAAACGGAATCCCATCACCCGAAACCCACGTTAATGTATTGTTATTAACCGTATCAAACGCCGACATTTGTTTATTATAGTTATTATCATAAGGATAACTCAAGAAAAAATTCCAATTGTACGTTGACGCACTTTTATTAACAAACCTAATGTGGTTATTTGGTGGTTGTGTATATCCAACAACATTATAATCATTACGAATAAAATCAAACTCGTTATACTGTGGTAACCCACTCCAAGACACATTTTCAGCAGTTTGGTCACATTGGTTTTTCGCCGCAGTTGCGGCATTGACATAATATAAATTATTTTCAAAAGGTACGTAATTAGTACTACCAGTATATGAATTTTTAAACAATAATGAAAATTTACAGGTAGGTCTAAATATTGTTGACTTTTGTCTTTCTCTATCAAACACCTCCGCCAAACTAATATTAATATTTCTATCAAACTCAATATTTTCTTTAGCCGTTTGAATTAACGGTAGTTTTAAACCAATAGTGGTATTAGACGCTGATTTATATCTCAACGAACCTAATACCACTCTTATTTCATTATTATTACCCATTTAATTATTCTATATCAAAATCAGTTTCAATCCACTTTCTAGTGAATCTATCAAATGCCGATTTACCTTTATTTAAACCAAAATAGAAGAAAAACGGTGCACCTGTATTTACAACCCTACTTACTGCCGATTCAGAATCAGGTGGTACACTATTTTTATCCCAAAATTGAATGTCACCGTCATGTTCTTCAGTACCAGCCTCTACAGAATAAATATATCCTTTATAGTATTTTAAAAGCGATGAACCTTTAGTTCTGAAATATCGTGAATTAGTGTCAATTCTGTCTAATTTTTGATAATCATAAGTTAAAAATGCCGTCTGAGCCGAATAACCATTAGTATCCCATTCATTAACTTGACTTCCAAATATACTATCAGGTGGCGATGGACCGTCAACATTTCCATCATCATCACCGTTATAATTTTTCTTAATATTCCATTGATAAAATGGTACTGTTTGAGTTTTAACAGGTATGTATTCAAACGCACAATCTAATTTATTTGAGTTTTTAGACACATCATCAGTTATGATAGTCCTTTTTGGTGTTATATAATCTCTAACCTGAGTATTTGAAGAATAAAACACTCCAAATACCGCATTTTCAGCTTCAGCACCATTAAAATAAATGTCACAATTAGTATAATTTTCAGAATCAAACTGAAGTACCCCTAATTCAGAATTAATTGAATTCATTTGAGCATAATCCGAATCAATTTTTAAATTAGACCTACTAAAATATTCGGTAATTCTAGCACTACCAATTATTTTTTTCATAAATGTTTTATTAATCAATCTTGTTAAGATAAATAAATTCAACAATTCACTAACATCTTGGAATGTGGTACTGTTTAAATTTTTCATAACATAACCATCATACTCATTATTTGAAACTATTTCTTGTGTGTAAATATCTCTAGGTCCTAAATCCATAATTGTTGTTGGAAACATTAAATCTTTAGTATTACCACCAAATCCTTTAGCGGTAAACCAATTTCTCGGATTTCGTCTACCTATGAAAGTATTATATTCAACATTATATGGTGAACTTCTGTAATAAAAATTATTTGTACTCGCGTCCATATACATAGTGTTTTTACAATAACAATTGTAAGGTGTGTTAGGGTTTGAACTATTAATACCCGTAAAATATCTGTTATTTTTGAATGAAAAAGCAAACAATGTTCCGTTAATCCAATTGTTAGTGAACATATGTGCGAATACATTTCTACACGCCCCAAACGCAATAACCATTCTCGCCCTCCATTCTTTAAGTAACTCCCAATCTAATTTTAAAGTACCGAATGGTACTGTTACTAAAAGATAACAACCACCTTGCATAATAGACTCAGGTTGACCACCATATAATGGGTCGGAACTTGCTAAACCATTACCATAACATGCCGCGGTTGTGGCCCTATCACCAGCAACTAATGGTGATGGTTTATCCCAATAGGTTATAAAAGGACTTGTAGGGTCTTCAGTTTTATTAACATAATAACAATCTAAAGGTATTAAATTTTGACAACTAAACGTGTCTAATACATTTTTACCCCTACTACATTTAGTTTTCTGAGCATTTGCCGCCGCGTTATCTCCTGATGAACCAACACCTTGTGCCTCAGAACTTCCTGCTAAAGAAGTCACACTTCCATCATCACCAATAACAAACATACTAAAGTTATTATTTGCATGTAAACAATAACTTTGATAACTCACAGCACCTATTTCAGGTGAAGATGATGACGGTAATCTATCTGTCCTCATCACTATCGCCCTATTATTGTCACCTAAACCAGCGTTTAACGTAGCACTATCACCAATAATCATTGATGGTCCTGATGTACTATGATAAGTAACAGAATAATAATATGTCGCAATTGTAATAGTTGAAACCTCATATCCAGGATTCACAGTAGGATTTCTAGTACCCATAACACTAGCAGAACCACCTTCAATTATTTCGTTAGGATAATAACCTCTATTATGTTTATCATAGATGTTTTGAGTTTTACTTCCGTTATCTCTTGAGTCATCATTTAAATAATAATATGGATAATATAAACAACATTCAGTACCTCCATACCACCAATTCCAAGTACAGTTAGGATTTGGGGTACAAGCACCACCACAATAAGCACACGATGCTGCAGTTGCGGTCCACAAATTCCAATATCTTATTGCGTCAGAGTTACAACGTGGATTACCGTCACTGTCTCTTATACCTATTGAACCATTAAACGGTGTATTAGTACCATCATTTTGGAAAAATCCACAATGACCGTTACCATCATAAAAAAGATTACCACTAACACTAACGTCTAAGTTTTTACTACTAGTACTACCATTCATTCTTAATCCATAAAAACTGTCACTTGTTGATGTTGTCAAATTTCTATAATTAACGTTGGTGTTCCAAGCACTATCCATTGCCGAATAATAACGATGTTGATTAGTTGAAAACCCTGAAAAATTACAGTAACCGACAGGTCTATATTTAGGGTCATTTGTTACAGGGTCGTAATTAGTACCTGTTTGTGGATTACCGTTAATGTCAAATTTTGTTGCGGGGTCTATTTCTACAGGAACCCCCAATGAATTTCTACTAGGTTCCCAACTAAATGAATCATAATATAATTTCATACCACTGTATGAGTCTCCATCAGTACTTTTTGAGAGATTATGTCTAACATTTTTAAATCCACCATTAATAGGTATATTTAATTTCATTTTAGGTAAAGTCCTAACAACTTTCCCATAATCTTTACTACCATATAATTTACTTAAATCGTATGAGACTGTTGTTCTTGTTGAATTTGGGTCAACACCTCTAACCATAAATACGACTCTTACTTTACTAAAATCTTTAAAATAATCTCTGATAGGTCCAGGAATACCTCCCGTATTTAAACCTGTACCTGTTCTTGAACTTAAACAAGGTGCTTGAAATGTATTATTAGTAGCCCTATACAATGAACTATAACCACATCTAGCAGTTCCAAACTGATAATACCCAGCGTTAACTATTCGTGTTAAAAATGAATTAGGTAAATCACCATTACCAACATATGTTTGAACGTTATTTAAATATTCAGTAACACTAACATTTTCAATAACTTGGAAATATTCTAAGTCCATCCCAAATTTATGATATGTTGTTGTTGCAGTACTAGCCGTTATAACATACGTTGTTTGTAATTCAGCAGGTTGACCTGGACTGTAGTTCGGGTTTGAATATTTTACAATATATTGTGATTGTCTAAGTTTAGGGTCATTACCTGGTATTGGTACACCTATCGTTGTACCTGTTATACTATTAGTACCGTAATCATTAGGTATCGTTACACCTGTTAAATTTATATCTTGACTAAATTGAGGGTCAACAGTGGTTAACATATTACCAACTTTAAAATTTTGTGATTCTGAGTCATCAATAAAAATAGCAAGAACATTATCTTCGTGAAACGTACCTGTCATACTATTATTATTAGGTAATGGACCTCCGTTTTTATCAACATTAAATCTAACTTTAATTCTATTCACACCTCCACCAGGATTATTATTACTTCTTTCAAAATATTTTGATTTAAGATTAAATAAATTAACTCTTTCATGCCAAGGTAAATCAGTTGATTGGACATAAGCACCTCTTTTCCCAATAGACGAACAATCATCACCGGGATTATCAACAAATGTCGGTATTGACCTTGTGTCCCAAGATTTAGGTGTTTTAACGTAGATACCTGAGATAAACAAATTATCATCAGGTGATTTAAAATTATTAAAATACCCCGAACTAGCACCCGGATTTTGGAATTGTCCTGAATTATTATATGGTCCAATATAACGACCTGAATCAGTAAAATCTGCCAAAACACTATTAGAACCTTGGGAAGTATTGAACGCCGCTAAAGCATTACCTCCTTCAGGTTGACCTTGTTTTGGTGGTTCTGGTTCACATCCACACAATTCACAATCAGGATATGTTAACATTGGTAATTTTAAGTTTGACTCTTCACAAATTTTTTCAATTCTAGCAACCATATCGGTCAAACTATTACAGGCTTCACGTAATTTATTACATAAACCATCTAAAAATCCAAAAGGTCTACCCCAACCAACAGACACGTTAGCGATACGACAAATACCATCCGCCAACGTACACACAACCCCTTTTAAAAATCTAATGAGGGGTAATATAATGTTACATAATATCCAAAGAAATAAATGAACTAAAAAGACTAAGATAAATAAAATAGGGTAAACAACAAACATTGCAACCAAGAACAACAAATAAATTATGTCCAATCTATACATCCCGTCATTTGATGGAAACTTATTGTTTGTTGAATCACAAGCGTCGTCCAATATATTTTTAATCGCTATAATACGATTATTAGAATCCCCTCGTCTATATTCACTCATTAATTGAGAAACAGTATAAACTTTATTATACCTCATTTCAATAAATCTATCTTTACAATCAATAGCCTCCTGAATCATATCTAACCCAACCTGATATTGTGTGTCAGTAACAGTCGTACCCGTATAACCATAATCATCCCAATTTAAACTAAACGCATATGACGCGTGAGCCATTTTCGCTTCTTTCGTGTTTGGTAACTTACTTGAAGCGTCGGTACAAGGATTATCAAGATTACCAAAATTTCCTAAATCACCCGCTGATTGATTAGTTAACGGGTCTTTACCTCCTGATGTGTTCCAACCATATTCTTTAATATTTGGAACTAAAAAATAACCCCTTTTAATCTCTTCACCCATATCAGGTGATTGATTCCATTTTATTTTAAATCTATATTTTCCTTTAGTTGGAATTCCTTTTTTTGGGTCTAACGATAATACTTGTTCACCAAATTCATTAGTTATCACATAATCCAAGTTCATTGGAATATCAAACATCCAAGTACCGTTATCATCAATTACTTGACCACCTTCTTCAAAGTCTTTTGCAACTTCAAGTGTCGGTCTACCGTCAGTGTCTTGAAATATTGTTTGTCTAATTGCCGATATACTACCAGGACCCGTAACTAAACTACACTGTTGACCTAATTTAAGTGATGGTCTACATCTTGATTTCATATAGTGGTCTTCATTTGTAGAAATGATAGACCCCATAAAAATTGCGGTTGGTTTTATATTAATGTTTTTTTCAGCAGATAAATCAAAGTCTGTTCTTGTGATACCTAATGTACAAACACTAGTATCCCCCCATAATGGTTCAACTTCTAAAGTACGATTAATTGTAATAATCTGAGGTAATTCATTTAAATTAGATGAGGCTCTAAATTTAGTACCATTAACTTGATTAGGTGTCGCAACACCCATTCTAATTAAATCTTGAGGTGATAATGAGAATTCACCAATGTCCGATAAGTCAATATTAACTACAATTGTTTGAGAACCTAATGGAACACCAAAAATCATATAATCCCCACTTTCGTTTGTTACCGCATTATATTTATAATACTTATCAAAAACCTCAATTTTAGTTGGATTTGTTAATACATCTTTACGAGTAAAAAATGTACCTGTTGGTTCGTGGTTTGAATATGATTTTTCTGTTGGTAATAAATTATATTTATAACCTTCCTCGTTTAAATCTGTTAATGTTTTGTAGGGATATAAAGTTGTTATTACTTCATTTTTTTCATCTTCTGAAGATAACGGAACGAAAACCGATACTTTAGCATTTGGGATACCAAAACCATTATTAACACTTACACGACCAACAATTACTCCGTAATCGGAACATTGTCTTGTATACACCTCACTACTTAATAGTTTTAGAGATAAAATTTCAAGATAATCAAATTCTTGGTCTATGGTTACCCTTATTGATTTGTCAATACCGGGTGTTGTTCTTATTCTGTATGAGTTAGACATTTATTTCTTTTAAAATAAATAGTTTATTTACTATTTTTAAAAGATAAATGAGTTTTCCATAAAATAAATCATCAACTAAAACTTGTTGTTGTTAAGTTCTTAACTCTGATTAAAATGTCTTTATTTGGATATCTAATTTGGTATGTCTGACTTGGTTGTGCAAATATAGTATCATCAATTAATTCTATCTCTCTTGTCTCACTATCAGCATATCGTTGTGAGGTTTGTGATGACGAATATTGACCCCCAACTTTGTTATAGACTTTAATATCTGAAACTGACACAACACCATTTTGTGATTGTATTTGTCGTCTAATTTCTGAAATGTAAACGTTTTCACCCATTTGTAAGTTAGTTGGTTCAAAATAATCAGACACTAAATTAATTATTTGTGATATTACCACACCTTGATTTTGACTATTATCTAAAACAACATCAATATTCAATCCTAAGTCAATTACATTAGCAACCTGTATTGAAATGTAGTCATTCATCATACGATAATTTGACAAATAATTTGCAACGTTATTCATTAACGTGTTTGATATTATTTCAGTCAATTTACCCGACTCGTCATATGACAACATTTTAATAATAACTTTGTTGTTCTCCTCAGTTATAGCGACTTTAGCAGGGGCCCCAAACTGTGACGGCATTGTTCTAATTAATGAATCATAATCATTAACAGTAACCGCTCTGTTTTGTGCAGAAAAGTTAAACGCCACTAAATTTCGTACCTCTTCAATAGTTGGGAAATTAGCCCCACCTATCGCCGCGGTTACGTTATTACATCTTAATGAATTAACAGTTGCGGTATTAAAACTTTCTGATGGTCCATTAACAAAAAATGAAACCGTTCCAATATTATTAATAACATTAACACCTAAATTACTACTTGTACCACCTCCAACTCTATACTGTACAAATAATGTCGTATTAGCCTTTAAAGTGCTACCTAATGAAAAGTTGTTTGAATATTTATACAAATCTAATTTATACCCATTACGTGCAAATTCTCTAAGTTGTTCATCAGCAGATTGACTACCACCACCAAAAGTTAATTTCAAATATCCTTCAGGTGTGTATTCAGTGATAAACTTATCACTTGTCTGAACATATTTACCAACTTTAATACCTGGACTATCAGACACTTTAGTCGGGTCTTCAACAAACACCCTATCGTCAATTAACGCTTTAACTTCATACCATCTATTATCAATCCCTAAAAATTCTTGAGCACTTGGGGTACTAGCATACGATGTACCGTCTTTAACTATAACACTTGTAACACCCAAAACATTTTTTTCAGGTAAAAATAACTCATAAAAAGGTTTAACATCATTTGGCGTTATAACTTTTTTAAATACTTTTGTAGTACCGTTAACCACGGTTTCTCGTTTAACTATCGTATAGTTAAGTAATTTATTATTAGCGTCAAAATTAGGTATTTTTAATCTATTGGGAAAACCATCCCCACCTATTGGTGATGCAAAATCAATATCATAAACAGTTTCAAACACTTGACCTGAACCATTTACTTGAGACCCTCGTCTTAATAAACCACAGTAATTTAAATCTTCCTTATCTCCCGCAGCCGGTACTGTAATTGAAAAGTCAACTAACGCAACCGAAGGTCTCTGACCCGGTATTTTAAGACCATAAGTTCTCGCAATATTATAAATAGATGACCTTTGTTGTGCAAATTGTAACACAGTCTCTTGTATACTTCTATCAATATTGTATTGTAAATTATCCGTTACTGCCGCGTTCAAATCTAATAAAACTGAATAAACTGCCGCGTCATTCACATTCTCCAATAATTCAGGATAGTAAGTTTTTGTAAAATTAATCAATTCAGTTCTTACTGATTGAAAATCTCTTGTTGTGTACGATATTTTTTTATTTGCCATATCTTTATAGGTTAATTATTACGAAATCGCTAGAATTAAAAGCGTCGTCATTAATATTATAATCAATTCTTATTTTTGCAGTATGTTCCATAGTCCCAATACCTGGTACTCTGTAAACACGTTCATCATTATCAGTAATAAACGAACCTTTGTTCTCCTCACCCTCAGATGCGGGTTTAACACTAATACTTGTTATTGTTATATTAGGGATATATTCGTTAACAGAATCACGTATTTCAGATTCAATTTCTGAAAATGTCGGACCATCCATTGGTTCAAATATATATTCATATAATCTAGTACCAAAATCAGGTAAATAATAACGAGTACCTTTTCTTGTTAATAAAAGATGTACTAAATTAGTTCTAATTTCTTCTTCGTTAGTTGTCGACATTGACAAATATTTACCTGTTGAAGAATCTCTAAATGGAAAATTTATTCCGTATGTTACTCCTAATGCCATATTAGATAAATATAATGTGGTAATAAATTTTTTGTATATTGATATAAAATAAAAAACTCCCGACAGTGCCGAGAGTTTTTAAATATTAAGATGAACAACCAAAACATTCAAATTGAGAATCTGTTGGTTTTGGTGGTATTACATCAACAGTTGGTTTTTCATTCTTTGGTCTTTCTCTTTTTGAGATATCAACCGCCAAGTGTTTTGCTCCTGTTGAAATCGCTTTAGTTCTTATGTAGTAACTTAACGTTTTCAAACCTTTTTCCCATCCGTGGAAGTGTGATGAGGTAATTTTAGACAATGTTGGGTTACTCATATAGATATTCATTGATTGTGATTGGTCAATAAATGGTGCTCTGTCAGCCGCCATATCAATCAATTCTCTTTGTGATATCTCCCAAATTGTTTTGTACTTCGCCATCAAATGTTCAATACGTTTAACTTTTTTATTGTAGTGTTTATCTTCAATATCTAAGTAGTTGTTGAAGTTAATATTTTGAATTGACCCCTCATTTAATATGATATCATTTTTCAAATCTTCATCCCAAATACCTAATTTTTCAAAGTCTTGAATCAAATATTTGTTAACAATTAATATCTCACCACCAACTACACGTCTGTTAAACAACGCTGAATGTGCGGGTTCAGTCATTTCAAATGACCCGGTAATCTTAGCAGAAGATGCTACAGGCATTTGAGCCGTGAACAATGAGTTACAAATACCGTATTTAGCAACACTCTCTTTTAAAGATTTCCAATCCCACATACCTGATAAATTATCTTCAGTTAACCCCCACATATCAAATTGGAAAATTCCTTTTGACATTGGTGAACCGTCAAAGAAACTATATGGTTCGTATTTTTCTTCAATACACAATTGATTACTTTCGGTAATTGCCGCAAAATAAATTGTTTCAAAAATTAATTTGTTTAATTCTCTTGCTTCATTAGATGTGAACACATAATCTAACAAATAAAATACATCTGCCAACCCTTGAACTCCGATAGCAATCGCTCTTTGTTCTAAACCACCTTTTTTACCTTTGTTTGTTGAGTAGTTATTGATGTTAATTACTTTATTTAATGTTCTTGTTACTTTTCTAACCTCATCAAATAATAATTTAAAATCAAATTTACCGTCAACAATATAGTTTTTTAACACCATTGAAGATAACGTACAAATCGCAGTTGTCTCTTCATCAGTATATTGGAATATCTCAGCACATAAGTTAGATTGGTGAATAACCCCAATGTTTTGGTGGTTAGTTTTACTATTCGCATTGTCTTTAGAACATAAGTAAGGAACACCTGTTTCAATTTGAGATTCAATTATTTTAGTCCAAATTTCAGTTGCACTTACTTTTTTACCTAAACCTAATTCAACCGCCTTTGCGTAATTTTCTTCATATTCTTTACCGTAAGATTCTTGTAACGGTTTAATTCCCGCTTTCTTAATATCGTTTGGACAGAATAAATACCAATCTAAATTGTTTCTAACCGCGTGCATAAAGTTATCAGGAATCCATAATGCCGTGAACAAATCTCTCGCTCTTAACTCATCTTTACCTGTGTTCTTTTTGATATCTAACAAATCAAAAATGTCTTTATGCCAAGGTTCAATATAAATCGCCGCACTACCAGGTCTTCTACCTTGTTGATTAAAGAATCTTAATGATTCATTAACAATTTTAAGGTATTTCAACAATCCACCTGCAAATCCTCCTGATGTTGTAATACGACTTTCTTTACTTCTTTGGTTTGACATACATAATCCAATACCCGCAGCGTCTGATGAATAAGTTGAGATATCGTTTAATGTATCTAACAACCCTTGTCTTGAATCAGAATTATTGTAATGTAATACACAAGATGCTAACTGAGGGATTAATGTCCCTGAGTTAATCATAATTGGTGTCGCTTTAGAGATACGTTGTTCTGATAATGATTTGTAATACTCAACCGCCTCTTCAAATGAATCTGTTACCCACAACGCAATTCTCATATACATATGTTGAGGTCTTTCAATAGTTTTACCATTAGGTAACTTTAACAAATACATTTCTTGTAATGCTTTCCACGCAAAATAGTCAAAGTTATAATCATTTTCGTGATTAATTAACGAATCTATGTTACTTGGTCCGTATTTCTCAATAATACTCATTAGATTATCGTGAACAACACCTTCACTATGTAATGTGTGCATAGTTTCACTGAAACTATCAACGGTATCTTTATGATACGCTGAAATAGCAACAGACGACGCCAATCTTGAGTAGTCGTGATGACTACCAGTGTATGAGGACGCTATCTCATACACTAATTTGTCCAATTCTTTTGTTGTGATATAACCTTCAGTTGGTACTGATGTTATAACTTTAATAAAAATCTCGTCAGAGTTAACGTTAAGACCTTTTGACGCTCTTTTAACTCTGTTGTAAATTTTTTGTGGGTTAAAAGATACTTTATCCCCACTTCTTTTTTTAATTTTTAATGACATCATATTACTTAAAATAATTTATTAAAACTCGTCCGTAAATGTAATTGTTTCATTCAACTTTGCTTTCTGATACTCAAGGGTTCTATTTTCAAAAAAGTTACCTTTTGTTTCAACTGCAATTTGTTCCATAAATTTAAATGGTTGTTCAACATTAAATTCTTTACTACAACCCAACTTATATAATAAACCATCAACCACAAATTCCAAATATTGTTTCATTAAATTTTGGTTCATACCAATTAATGAAACAGGTAATGATTCAGTTATAAATTCTTTTTCAATTTCCAATGCCGAAAGTAATATTTCTTTAATACGTTTCTCACTTGGTCTTTCTTCAATGTGATTGTTTAACAAATGAATTGCAAAATCACAATGTAAGTTTTCATCTTTGAATATCAATGCGTTAGCGTCACATAGACCTTGCATAATACCTCTTGATTTTAACCAAAATATAGAACAAAACGAACCTGAGAAAAATATACCTTCAACCGCCACGAACGCGATTAAACGTTCTTGAAACGATGCGTTAGTAATCCAATCTAAAGCCCATTTCGCTTTCTTTTGAACTGCCGGCAATCTATCAATCGCATGAAAACATTCATCCTTTTCCTTAGAGTCTGTGATATAAGTATCAATCAATAAAGAATAAGTTAGTGAATGTTCATTTTCCATTGCGACTTGGAATCCATAGAAAAACTTAGCCTCAGGAAACTGAACCTCTCTTGAGAAGTTCTCAGCAATATTTTCATTTACAATTCCATCAGACGCTGCAAAAAACGCTAGAATATTTTTAATGAAATATTTTTCGTTATCCGATAAATTTTCCCAATCTCTAATGTCGTCACTCAAGTCAAATTCTTCAGCCGTCCAAAACGCCGCTTTATGGTCTTTGTAAAATTGCCAAATATCGTGATATTGTATTGGGAATACTACAAATCTGTCAGGGTTTTCTTTTAATATTTTTTCCATCATTAATTATTTTCAGTGTTATTATTATTATTGTTGTTTTTTTGTTGTTCACGTTCTTTACGTTTATCCAACAATTCTCTCACCTTGTCACGTTTTCTTTCTTGTTGTTGTTCTTCAAGACCTAAAAACGTTACTGACGATTCAGTATCAATTTCCAACATACCGTTATCAAATTTACAGTTTTCAAATACAACACCATCATCACCGATACGGGATTTTGTAATTGCAATTGTCGCTAATTTCGCCTCTTTTTGTTGTAATGTTTTTGCTACTGATATGATAACGTGTCCAACTTGAGCCTTCTTAATTGAACCACCCATTTGGTCTGTTGTTACAACTTCAGATGAGATAGAACTTCTGTTACCTTGAGTTGCGGTCCAACCAACCAAGTTTAATTCGTGACACATCGCTTCAAACGCTCTCATCACTGAACCTTCAGATTTCCATTCATCACCTAAGTTTCTATCAGGTAATACACAATCAATATAATCTAACGATATCATATCAATCTTAATTCCGTCAGCAATCATTTTACGAACCATGTTCTTAATCTGTAACATTGTCATAGTATCTGACGGTAATTTTTGTAAAATTAACTCATTAGGCATCGTTGTCTTAATTTCATTAACTTTTACTAATACCTCATCTTTTTTATTCGTCAAATCATCAGGATGTATCTTAGTCCAAAGAACAATATGTTTTCTTTGAATAATCTTTGGGTTATCTTCAAAGAATAACTGAAGAACGTTGTATCCTAAATTAAATGCGTGGTTAGTTATTTTAGTCATTAATGTTGTTTTACCAACACCTGTTGGTGCTAATACAACACCAATTTCACCTTTAGCCAAACCACCTTTTAATAAACGGTCAATACCAGGAATCCCCATTGGAATCGGATGTCTATAATCCTCATCCAATACTTCATCTAAATTTGAGAATACGTTAATAACACCTTCTTCTCTTTCCCCTACTTGTAAAGCATCTCTAACTAATTGTTCTACTTTATCATAGTTTTCAAACTCACCATCATCAATAATTTTCTGAGCGTTGTTCATCGCTTTTTGTAATTCTTGTTGTTTACAGAATTTACGAGCTTTTTCTTGTACAAAGTCAGCCCCCTCAATTGGTGCGTCTTTAATCTTTTTAAGTGTGTCAATTACAATCTTTGATGCCGTCTCTTGTTGTAGTTCAGATTTTGTAATTTGTTCCAAAGTATCAAACGTAGGTGTGTGTTCATACTTTGAGTAATACTCTTTAATCATCTGCATGATTAATTTAAAGTATTTGTTCTCAAAATAATTCACAGTAATTACGTCAATAATTGACCTTGCAAACTCTTTGTCAAGGATTATTTGGTTAATTAACTGTATCTGGAAACTACTTCCGAGATAATCAAAATTTTTGTTTTTACTCATAATATATTATTATTTTTTAAATAAATATTACGCGTCTAGTCTAACATTAAGGTATTCAAAAGATAAATTTTCAGATGAAAAAATGTCACTTAAAGACACTAATAAATTCTTTAAAAATGGTCTAACGTCAACGGTATATCTAATCTTTGGTGGGTAAGGTTTTGCATCAATCTGACGGTTAATTAACACTTTATCACCTTGTTTAACATAGATGTTAAAATACTCAGGACCATCAGTAAATGATGTTTCCAATACTGTCGGATTATTCATAATCTCATACATGTTATCTAACATATACACCGCAGTTTTCATCTTTAATTGATATTCAAAATCACTTCTGAATTCAGTTAATAAGTTATGTAAATCAATAGAATTCTTAGCGTTATCTTTAAATTCTCTTACGTTAAAGAATCTTTGTACGATAATGTTATCGTTAACCTTCATTAAAAATTCTAACTTCACTAAATCTTGTTCTTTCATAATTTTACTTTTTAAATTTTCGTTTTTCTTTTCTTGTTAATTTTAAAAATGGTGTTAAAAAATTCACCCAATTGTTATCACCTTTCGGTAGGAACTTGAAGAATCCATCTTCCATCATCATCTTGATTACGTTCCTATAACCTCTACCATCAGGGTCTAAGGTTTCTGAATAGTATTCCATTACTACGTTTTTTCCATCTTCACTAATTAAAGGGTTTGACAAATTTACGATTTTTTCATTAATAATATAGAACTCCTCACCAAATATACCTCCTTTAGATTTACCTGACAATATGTTTTGTAAAATTTTATTGTCTTTATCATCTTTGTGTAACTCTTCGGTTCTTGTTAAAATATCGTTAACAGACATTTCACTTTCAAGTAACTCAGGAAATAATTTTTCAATTGTTTTTGGACCCAAGTAATATATACCATCAATATTGTCCGACTTGTCACCGGCAATAACTTTATAGGTCATAATGTTAAAGTGAGGAATTTCAATTTCTTTTAATTTGATTTTATCACCTTTCTTATAATATTGTTTGGTATCAGGTAAATAAATTCTAACGTTTTCCGATATTAATTGAGTTAAGTCTCTATCCCCCGAAAATATTGTTTTCTCTTCATCTGGTGATATTTGACAGTAGTAGGCAATCAAGTCATCCGCCTCGTCATTTTCAATTAAAACTTGACGAATAAACAACTCTTCCAAATATTGTCGGATTCTTTCTTTTTGTTCGTTAAAAGAATTTTCAACAACCTCATCAGGTCGTCTTCTCTTTTCTTTATATTGGGGATATAAAATTTTTCTTTGAGATATATTATCTTGACCATCCCAAAATACAACAACCTTATCAAACCCTTCGGTATCAATAAATCGTCGTAGTGTGTTTATAAAGTGCCACACACCACCTATGTGTTTCCCGGAGTGATAAAAGTCTTTCACTCCGTGGAAACCAATTTTTAATAGGTTGTTACCATCAACCAATAAGGTTTTAGTCATTTTTTACCATTTAATGGTTCTACAATCAATCTTCGTATTCTTCTTCTTCAGTTTGTGGAACAAATACTTCACTAAGTTTGAAGTCACCTTCACCACCTAATTTCTTATTCCAATAATCTGAATACTCTTTTTTGTATTTCTCAATAGCACTCTTATCATCTTTGATGTACCCTTGAGGAACTGCTAATATCTTACCATCTTTATATGATAAACCATTAACGTGATTCTTCAATATTGAGATTTTTGTTCTTGTTGCGTATACAACAGTTCTACCGTTTTTGGTTGCCGTAATGTGATTGATACCCGCTTTCTTTTGGTTACCAAATAAGAACACTAATGCTGATGCTAACCATAACGCCTCACCACCTTTAGCCTTAATTTCAGGTTGTCCAAATGGATTGTCAGGTAATTCAACCCAAGGTTGATTAATAACAACCATAGTAGCATAATATGGTACATCTTCTTTTTTAGTTTTAGATATTCTTGCCGAAATACCCATACCAATTTTATCAGCAAATGTTGCCGCATTATGTTGTTTACCACCTTTACCATCGTAAGTCATCTTACAAGGAATAGAACCTACCGAATCCCAAAGGAATTGAACGTTGTAAGGAATATCACCTTTTTCTTGAGCATCTAATATTTCATTTACAAAATCAGTTGCTTGTTCAATGTAATCAAAACTATCATTAAAGATAAACATACCATCCCATTCACCTTCCTCATTTTGTTTTGCATCTAAACCTAATTCAACCGCGTGTTCCCAATTCCATTTTCTTTCTGTAATAATGAAAACAGGTAAATCACCTTGTTTCTGAGCATCCACCGCCGCCAAAATCATTGCAGTCGTTTTAGATGAGTTAGAGTGTCCTAAGAACATATTGATGTGACCTTTGATTGGACCAGGTAGACCACAAGCCTCCATAAACGCATCACCACAGTTATAATACGATTCAGGTTTATATTTAGTTTTTGTTGAAAATTTACCTTTAATTGAATCTAACGTGATTTCTTTTTTCTTAATAGCCATATAATTTGTTTTTACAAAAGATAAAAAAAGGTAGTGATTTAGTCAACCACTACCTAGTTATAGGTTTTTTTTATTTAGAATGGTAAATCTTCATCTGAATCATCATTCACTTGTGGGTCTAAAACAGTTTCAACTTGTTTACTTCCACCAAATGATTCAACCGCTTGTGTTGAATCTCCGTAAACGTATTTACCTTGGTCAGTATCCCATTTCGGAGTTTCACCTCTTGCAATCGCTTCAAGATACTCAACAGGTTTTTTAGCGTAAACATCAGACCATTTTGTAGGGTCTTTTACCCAACTGTCTTTAGTCTCAGCGTCTTCGTGTAATGGTGAAGGGTCATCATACATAATAGTTTGAATAACCGTGTATTCTTTACCTTTAGGTGTTTTCGCCTTAGTTAATTCTAAGATTAAATCACGTCCTTTCTCAGCATCATCAATCTCACCTTTATTACGATAAATTGGAATGATTTTATCAATGATACCTTCGTTTTTGTAATTGTGTTTAAATCTCCAAAACTTAGGACCATCTTGTTCGTTATCTCTATCAATAACTTTTACGATATAAAATAAACGTGCTTTGTAGTCTTTTGCCAAATCTTTATCACCCTCAATCATAAGTTCTTCATAAACTTCATTTAAAGGTGAACGTTCATTGTCATTTTTTCCTGGGTCAAATAACTTAACGTATTTACCATCAACTAACATTTCGTGAAACCACACTTCTTTGAATGGTGAAGACCCGTCTTCAGTTGGAAGGATTCTTAGTCGTTTTTGACCTTGTTTCTCATTGTCTTTCAAGATTGCTGCGAAGTATTTCTTCATTCTCTCGTCTTGAGACATTTTAGGTGTTGCAGATTGACCGCCTTTTTGGTGTTTCTCATATTGAGCTAACACAGATTCTAATGTACTTGTCGCCATAAATTTAGATTTTATTTGTTTATTTAATTATAAGTCCGCCATTGTGTATTGTCAAATTTTTTAGGAAAAAAAAACTTGTTCAAATAGAACAAGTTTCTTTATATAACTATAAATCAATTAATTAAAAAGCCCCTTCTTCATCCTCAAAATTTCTAAAAGTCTTTCTAATTTCATTTGGTGAGAAATCTTCAACCTCATCTTTCGTTAAGATATATTCTTCTCTACCCAATTTTTCAAAGTCTTCCTCTTTATCCTCAAAATAATCAGTTAATTTTTGAGTAAAAGGTCCTGAATCCAATGTTCTTAATTGTAATTTTTCTTCAGGTGATTTAACACGATATTTATCAATCTTAGCCTCTAAACTGTTTAATTTAGATACTATATTATCCATTTCACCAAGTTTATCTTCTAAATTTTGTAAGTGATTAAATAAATTATCAAAATACTCCTCTTGTTTCTTTTCAATATTATCTTGTGATTTAACTAAATCAGTTACTTCAACTTCTTTCGTATTTTCATCCTTACCTCCTTCAGCCCCAAGTTTTTCAACATCAGGGTCTGTTGCTAAATCAACAGGTTGTGCAGGTTGTGCTGGTGGTGTTCCCGCAGGTGGTGCTCCCGCTGCCATTGGGTCTGCAGGTGGTGCTCCCGCCGCCATTGGGTCCGCAGGTGGTGCTCCCGCTGCCATTGGGTCTGCAGGTGGTGCTCCCGCCGCTGCCGGGTCCGCTAATGGGTCAACAGGTGGTGCCGGTAACTCTTGTTCAGAAATATACTTATTGATTGAGTTAAATCTTGATAACTCCTCTAAAATCTTAACGTCTACTTTCATACTAATCTTATCCGTTTAATAATTGTTTAACCCCTGTTTGTGTTTCAACTTGGATTTTTTTATTTGTTGACATTGTATTGTCTACACGTTCAATTAAACCATCTTTCATTTTAATAGTGTAACAATCTCCCGTATCTAGGTCACAAACTTGTTTAGTTCCATTACCCATATCTTTTTCAGTAACTTTAGTACTCTTGCCTAAGTAGTTATCTAATAATAATTTTGTATTCATAATCTTTAGTTTATTAATAAATATCTTTTACTATGAAAAAATTATAAAGTAAAAGTTATTGGGTAAGATTTATAAAAATCGGTTCTTGAGTTATCAGGAGTCCCATCTGCATTAACAGGTGATGTATAAATCATTATCTTGAATTTATAAGACCCTTTAGAATCATTTGTCGGAACATTTAAACAATCAACCTCATTTAATAAATCATCAAGTTCAATCATAAATTTTTGTTTATCCTTTGAAATATAGTTAGTGTTAAATGTTGCCTTAGAACCCGTCTCATTAGCACAAGGTGCATTAATATCATAATCATAATCAACACTCCAAATTATTCTCGGACCATCAATTTTTGGGTCAACAGTAATTGTTAAACTTTCAAATAATGGAGGACTTGTTATCGCATAAGTATATTTGTCAACTAACGGATTGAGTTGTTTTGGTTTCGGTGGTGTTGAGACATTTGTACAATCGTTGAATATTTTAATAGCGGTTTCAACTTTAGTTTTATATGTATCCATTGACGGTGTATTCGCCATAGAATTCTCTAAATCACTAGTACTGTTACCGATATTCGCAATAATAAAATTAGCCACATTAATAGGGTCTAAATCTTTTAAAGATACACTAACTCTATCTTTCCATCGTTTTAAATACATTTCAATTATAGTTCCAACTGATGAGAACGACGCCATTGGTGCTTGTGCAGTTCCATTACTTAAACAAAAAAACTTTTGTTCAAACAAACCTGAATCACCCCAAAAACTTTTTAAGTTTACAGATAAAAAGTTATTTTGATATCCTGATATTACATCATTTTTAACATCACCATATAAATAAAATGCTGAGAAAACCACATATTTTAATTTACCATCATCAGGTATTCCAAGGGTTTGTAAATTAGTAATAATTTTATTAACCACCGATTGTATACCAACAGTGGATAATACTGGTGTGTCAATGTTTTCGTATTTACTATATTTTTTATCTAACAATTCTTTACAAGAATTTGATGGTTGTGGTGTTTTATTCCCTTCAATATTACTATTAGTATTATTGACCTGACCTTGAGTCGTATTAGTTGTATTATTAGACGCTTGAATAACTTTATCATTATTTTCTGTCGCTTTATTTTTAATCTCCTCTTCAATCTTTTTAAGTAAACTGACTCTAATGGTTTGTAAATAATCCTCAACTTTTGGTAAAGCTGCGGTTGGTTGTCTAATACCCGTAACTGTAGTATCAAACACACCAGGACCTATACTATGATTGATTTCTGTTATCATATATGGACCATAAAACATTGGTACGTATCTTAGGTTAAAATACATTGTTGGTTGTAATAACGCATTACCCAACATATTAATAGTACATGTATAACTTCTTGTCTTATACAAATTGTATAACGAAATATTTTGAGTCGCCGCAGCCTTATTAGTTGCAACATTAGCCATCATATTTTCAACTTCTAAAGATTCTGCAGTTGCTTTACCCGTACTTTGACTAACACTAAACCCATTAAACATTGATTGATTCTGAACACCAATATCAACATTAAATCCAACAACTTTATTAGATAACGCAAAATCATTTTTACCCACTTGATTTTCAACTAATGGATTATTACTTGGTTTTCTAATATCAAAAGCGTCATCACTAAATTTAAAATCTACATTGTTAACCGCAACAGTACTACTACCCTGATTAGAATATACACATACCATTTTTGCAGATGTATTTTTAGTGTCAACATTCATAAAATTACCAAACATAGTATTCGCAAACTCTAAAGAACCTTCAGGTGATGGTTTAGCATTTTTAGAAACTTCCTGAACATTGTAAAAATTTACATAAGACGGTAAATTATGATACACAAAATTATTTTCAGTTAATAATGTCTCAACAAATAATTGCATGTCACCTTTAACATCAGACTTAAATAAGTTATCAATCATTATTTTTAATTTAAAAATATCAACTAACACTTTATCACCAATATTTCTACTAGCCCTATCCAATATTAAAATATCTTCAAACAACGTCTTATTACTGAAGTCATGTCCCGCAACCCATTTATTATTCAAGGCTTGGAAACTTGTCCAATAATCAACTTTAGCCTGAGTACCTGTAACTACACTATTGTCAACAGGTTGAGGTGTGTTATTTACATCAGGTAAGTCTTTTTGTAATTGTATCATTAAATTATTTAATGATTTATTTAAGAACATAACATTTTGACCAATGTATATGTCCATTAATCGTTTAAAATTTTCTTTATTAAAATTAGACTTAGGTACAATATTAGTTTTTAATCCTTTAGGTCTAATAAATAAATCAACTATTGGATTATCAATTAATCCAAAATCTCCGTAATAATTTAATATCGTGTCTTCAATTAATGTTTCATCACTACTGGCCATTGATACCAAGAAACCTTTTGGTTCACTAAAGATAACATCTTTATTGTTATTTGTGATTATCATCACTTTATGGTTACCAACAACATTAACCGTAACCGTATCACCATTGGTCAATACCGCGAACGAATTCTTATCAGGTAATGATGCCGGTGGTGCTACATCGGTAACAGTATCAGTTAATTTTTGAGTTGCGTATACCTTAATAATCGGTGCGAAGTTTTTAATATTACCTTCAGTAAACGCAATATTAAAATCAACAAAGAAATCAGTTATGTACGAACCATTATTACTATAAACCAATTCTGGGATTTCAGAATATCCAACATAAGTTAATAATGTTTTCCATTCATTAGGGTAGTTAAGTTTAGATGACGCTAGAGTAATACCACCACCATTAATAGGTAATGCGTTTGGTGTGGTTACCGCGTATTCTTCCCAAATGTATGGGTCAGTAATATTATAATTAGAAAACGTATAAATTAATCGTTTATCGTATAATGACGGGTTACCATATTTAAAACTTAGTGTAATACCTAAAAATTTACTAATTGTATTATTAATACTACTTAATTGTTCTGTTTGAATATTTTTAACTAAATCACTTGGTGTATTCCCAGTTTGTTTGGGTATTCTCATCATTTCAATCATTAAATTCTGATAATTACTACCAAATAAATTTTGTCCACCATCAGGAACATCGTATTTAGATTTTGAAAAATCTAAAAACATATCTTCAAATTTATCTAACACATCTTTTTCAAACGCTGAAAATAATTCACTAATTTCTGAATATTTAAGTGATACACCATCTATCGTGAAATTAGGTTGTGTTGTTCCTGATAAAATTTCTTTAATATAGTTATCGTGATTTGGTTTAATCACGTTATTATTATCATAATAACCATAATTAGGTGCCGACCAAAATTGTCTAACCGAACCATTATAAACTGATGTATTACCCGTAACCTCAAAAATTAACGATTTAAGTGGTGTTTTTTTAAAACATTCACTATCTGTTTGATTTATTGTTGAACCCATAGACGGTAATGGGAATATTGTTGTTGCATCAGTTGATTCAATATAAACACTCCAAGGTATAATTCTTAAATCACGTTTATCATCATTACTGTCAAACCCCTTTTCTTTTTTAACTAAAGCCGAATTAACATAAACCAAGTTAACACCATAACCATCAATACCATCTTGAATGTTTTGTGTTGTATACCCACTAAACGGTTGGAACCCTTGATAAAATAAATTAAAATCATTAATTACTTTAGGATAAAACCCAACATTCATCACTGTTGATGTTTCAGTACCAATTGTTGTGTTTTTTTCCAAAACAATATCAACGTTACCACCATTAACTCTTAATGCGTAATTTTTAGTACTAGCACTATTAATTGGGTCAAAGTTCGCACTTGAATTAAAGTTAGTCCATACATCATCTAATATATCAACATTATCATTAACGTATCGTTTATAACGATACCAAATTGAACCCATCTTCAATACCCAAGCGTATGGGACTCTATGTAATCCACCAAATTTTTTAATCGTGGAATATATGTAATCCGAATATGATGTTACACCATTCTCATAAACTGTGTACTTTTCTCTTAATGTTGATAATGGTAAACTGTTTAAAAACAAATATGCCGATGTGACAAAAGGATGTTTATTAAATTCTCTAAATAATTTAACACCTTGTTGAATTGAATTGATAAAGTAAGGTGTGTTTAACATTGAAACTGTTTGGTCTGAATTAACACCCCCACTGTAGTTCACATAATTCAAATTACCTTCAGTCACAATCTGTTTATCACCAGATAATCTACTTATATAAAAATCTTTTAATGTTGCATAATCATCTATCTTTGGTTGTACAATACTTTGGTATATGTTATTAGTAATTGGTACATTGTTTTTTAATGACCCCCCAAAATTTGAAATTACTTTTAATGTTGGGTTATATGTTAAAGATTTTGTAGTATTAAATACATCGGTACTTTTACTAAAAGAACTATTATCTGCTAAATATTTTTTACACCAAATAGTACTTGTAAACGGATACACATCTAAAATATCAAAAACGTTACTTGTTGTTGATTCATTAATGTATTTACTAAAATCAGGTTCACTTTGTAGATTAACTAATGGTGATGTGATTGAACTATCAATAACTGAATTATCAATAAAAACAAAATTATCAGTTTGTGTAATATTTTTAATATAAGGGGTGTTAAAAATACCTCTTTCATAATTTTGATAACTTAATCCAACACCTCCGTTTGATATGTTTCTTAATGTTTCTACAAAGTTATTAGAATTAAATCCATATTCTTTTAATTTTTTAATTAAAAATGGATTATCACTTGATAAACTATTAACAATATTAATTTTTTCACTTTCAGAAATTGCTCGTGCAACAATGTCGGTAATAGTACTATACCCATTACTTCTATTTAATCTAGAATAATTAGATATTAAGAATAACCTTTCATAAATTTCATAAAAGAATTTAACCTCTTCTTTATTTTCGTAAACATTATTTGTAATTGGAAATTCAATAGCATTTAACGTAATACGATTTGGTTCGGTTAATTGATTAGAATTTTTAACAGGTGTTGGAGTAAACTCCTTATCCCTTGTCGTAAAACCTTTAATAAATTCTTCAACAAACTCAACTTCAGGCCAAATATTAGTTA